GCGGTGCTTGGAACCCATGCCCGGCTTGTTCGCCGTCATCTCTTCCCAACCGGGACGGCAGAACTGCGGCAGGCGTTGCACCATCACCGCATGGGTTGGGTATTTGATCTCGGGCGGCGTGCCACCATAGTGGTGGATCGTCTCCTTGATGCCGTGGTGACGCAGCAACGACTGAACCAGGCGGTTGCCACTCGACGGCATCCCGCAGATGAGGACTTCGGCGGTCACGGCTTCGGCTTCCGATCGAGGTTGTGGCTGTCCCGCCACTCACCCACGAACCGGCGACGGATGTTCATCTCTTCGTCGTAGTCCGACACCATCACTTCGAGGTGGCCGATGCGGACATCCGGGGCGACGTAGATCGTGTTGCACGCCAGACGCCACTTGTGCCAGAAGTAGATGTCGTCGTCCATCCGCTCGTCGTGCGTGTACGTCCCGTCCGGTCCAGGGTTCGAGTCGAACCACGGCAGCGGGATGTCCTTCAGGCAGTCCAATCGCAGGAGCGTCAGGCCGAAGTGCGCCGTCGTGACCTTGATCGGCTCGCCTGTGAACTCGGCAGACGTCTCGCCGTAGATCGTCATCAGCGGGGCCTCTTGCTGACGGCGGGACTGCAACGCCGCCAAGGCGTCGATCTCGGGCCTCGTCCCCAGCCACCCGATCAGGCGGTCCACATGCTCGGCGGTGAAGACTGAGTCGTAGTCGATGCACAACGCCCAATCGACGCCGTCCTCGACGCACTCGATCAACGTGTTCTGCATGCAATGCCCCCAAAAGGCACCCGAGAATCGCCGCACCGGGATGTTGAACGGACGCAACGCCTCCAAGCAGCAACCCCAGTTGTCGTTCCACCCCACTCGAGGGATCGACATACACGCCGCAATCTTGATGAGGTCGTCGTCCTCGGGCCTCTCGACGAGTCCGACTGCCTCGCCAGCATTCACCGGCTCGGGTGCGATCACCACCACTGGATCATTGGACTTCACACCCTCCAGATTCAGCGACACCGGCAGAGTCGCACAGTACGCCTCGCCGTTCGCTTCCCACTTCTGGATGTGTTCCAGTCCCGACGTCCGCATCAACGCAGCCAGTGCGTCGTGCGTGAAGACCGCACCGTGGAAGTCGTTGGCGTCCGTCTGCCCGCCCATCAGGTACAACTGTGGGTCGTGCGGTGCCTCCACCTTGCCGTCGAGGGCGTCCATGATGTAGTTCAGGTTCGGGACCGCAATACGAATGCGGCCTCCCGTCTTCAGAACCCGGACCCACTCGGACAGGACCGTGAGCGTATCCCGATGGCTGAAGTGTTCCAGGATGTGGCTGGCGAGGATCTCGTCCACGCTGTCGTCGTCATACGCCAGCGGGTACGCCTCACCGCCTGTGGCCTTGTCGATGTTCGTGTAGCCATCGAGGGCCTTGCCCCCTGACCCAATGTTGAGTTTGAGTTCCGTTGCTTCGGCTGTAGTCATGTGCATGCCTTTCGCCGTTGAAGAATTGTGACGCATGGCGTGAGTGACGGGAGCCGAGGCCCCCGCCACCCAAGCATGCACGAATGTCAGACGATCACTGCGGCGTCAGCCATGCCGGAAGCAGCCGATGGTGCTTCGCCCTGGCGGGTCAACGTCGAGAGAGCGCAGAACGCAAGGTCATCGTTCGTCGTGGTCGCAGGCGTCACGACGAGTCGAATATACCGCTTCGGGCTGTTCCGCTTGTCAACGTGGTACGTCACCACGCGGGCAGCCGTCAGATCCTCAGTGGACCTGTCTGCGGTGATCGTGGCGAAGTTCGTCACGACCGTATCGTCCGAGGACAGAACACTGATCGTCGGACCAGTGTTGTTGGTGTTGATTTCCGAAGCGAACATCACCCGGATGGATGCATAGTTCGCCCCACGAGTGTCCACGTTCGCCGTCTTCTCGGCGGTATCGAGGTTGGTGGACGGTGCGATCAGAATCGCATCAGTGCCTCGTTGTGCATTGATACCCATCAGGCACCTCCTTTATGAAGCCGCTGTGGTGAGAGTCACGACCGCGCCGGCATTCGTACCGTCGCCGACGTCGTGGCAGTTGATGTCGAAGCGGGTCGTGCCACGGATCGCAACCTCGTCAGTGTCGAAGTACCGATCAGTGGAAGTCGCCACGGAAATGCCGCGACGGTCGCCCATCGTGGTCGCCAATTCCAACGCACCGAAGATCACGCAGACCTGTGAGACTGCTGTGGTCGATGGCATGGACTGCGAGATGTGAACGGGGTAGCCAAGGAACGACAAGCCGGAGCCGCCGCCGATGGTGTCCACCGTGTTGCCGCCGCCCGCATACGCAAGACGCTGCATGGCCGTCGCATAGAACGCACGGGAGCAGTACCAGGCGACATTGCCACGGCTGTACGCATACTCAGGGAGCAGCGACATCGTAGTGTTGAAGTCGGCCAGGTCGAGCGTGAGATACGTCGTGTTGCCACTGACCGCATCCGTGTTGCCCGCCGAACCGATCTTGTCACGCACGCCGCGAACGCCGTGGTACGTCGAAGTGCCGTCACCGTTGAAGCCCGACTCGTCTTCCTTGTTGGCGAAGGCGTACGCGATCTCGCCAGCGAGGTCATCGCCGATCGAGATGATGGCGTCCTCGTCCACCTCGGAGGTATACCGAGTCAGCGTGGCCCACTTCTTCGCAGTGAGAGACACCTGATCCCAAGACTTGTCGCTCTCGGTGATCGAGTCTTCTTCGCCGACTGCGTAGGCCGTCAGCCCACCCGCTCGACGCGGGATGACCTGGTGATCCGACGCCATCGACACGACGCGAGAGTGCTGACGGAAGATCCCGTACTCCTCACGCAAGTCGATGATGTCCGAGGACATCTCTTCCGGCACGAGGTAGCCGCCGGCACTGTTCGTGCCTTCGGTCTGGGCCTTGACCTGGATGCCGTTCTCGGCGAGCCAGTCCATCGACTTCTGCTTGCCGAAGATCGCACCGAGGCAGAAATGCCCGAAGGCATACGCTCGCTCACGCCGACCGTCCGGCGTCAGATGCTTGATCCGGTTGTAGTTCTTGACCCGTCCACGCATGGGCGAGGTCACTTTGGGGGTTGGCATTGAGAGCCTCCCTTTCGCTTTGTCAACGGCGACGGCCTTGGCGGCTGCGAGTTGCTCCTGAACCACGACGTGGACTGCCTTCGAGGCTTCGGGTTCCGTGGAAGCGGCTCGGACCTTCAAGTCCTCGTCCTCTTCCTCTTCGTCCTCGACGGCGACTGCCGGCGGGTCTTCCGCCATCAGTTCCATTTCGGGCTCAGGTGCGATCTCTTCTTCAGCCGGGGCGAGGCTGTCGCCCAGATTGATTGTGACGGGGATCTGGTCGCCTTCGCCCTGCGGCGTGAGTTCAGCCAACGCAGTCAGAGCGTTGTCCGAGATCTCAGTGCCATCGGCAGTCGTGACGGTTCCACCGGGACCGATGAAGGCGGTGATGTCTTCCATCGCCTTCTTGCCGGGTGCGGTATCGCCTTCGTAACCTGCCGAGGTCAGAGCCTTGACGACCAGTTCCCAAGTCAGTGCGGTAGCCATGTGAGGCTCCTTCACTTGAACGCTTGAGATAACCACTCGTCTCTGGCTGGGGCTGTCGGCTTGGCCCGGTCCTGCTCTTTCACCGTTCGACGGGTGACGCTATCCGGGGAACGCCGGCAGATGCCTGACGACCATGTGAGAAGTCTACCACCGCATATGGTGGCCTGACAACCCCACTCACGCTATCAGGAGAACACCCGGCCCCTCGCACGGTCGATCTCGAACTGGGCCAAGTCCTCGCTGCTCACCTGCACCTTGACGATCTTCCGCCGGGCTGTCGATGGCAGACGGATGTGCCTCGTGGTCTGCCGGCCCAACGCCCAATCGGCCTGGCGATCGGTCAGCAGCCCCTTCCGCACCGCCAGCACCAAGGCGTCCTCGTTCGCAGCCAACGGGGCCACGCTGTACTCGAGCAGTTTGCACTTCGAGACGACCTGCCCGATCTGACGGGTGCCGTACCGCTCGTAGTCCTTCTCGTTCGCCGGGCGAGTCTGGACGTACTCGAAGCCGATGCTGAACGTCTTGACGATCGGCGGGTCGCAGGACATCAGGCCCCATGCGAGATCGGGTAGCCACTCGACGTCCTGGCAGTCGGTCGGTCGCTTCGGGAAGACTGTGCGTGCGATCAGCCCGTGCTTGTCGTTCTTCATCTTGTCGCAGGTGCCGCAGGGCCGGGCGTAGTCGTGGTTCCAGAACACGCTGGCGTTCTTCTTGAACCTCGAGACGTCGATGCCCTCGGGGCCCACGATCTCGCCGTCCGAGTCCACGCGGTCCGTGGAGATGTAGGCCACGATCGACCTCGCCGGCATGTCGGCCTGCATGTCAGACGGGTTGTACTGCTTCTGGTTCGTTGTCAGTTCCATCGGTCTACTCCTCGGGGATGAACACCACTGTACATATGCAGTTCGGATGCAGGTCGCCGCCTCGCACGTCCCCGTAATCCAACTTCATCGTGCCGCCATCGACGCCAGTGAACTCGGTCCCTTGCTTGATGAACGGGTCGTCGAGCCCGATGCCCTTGCCGCTGTCGGCGTTGAACTTCGCAGCCGCCGCCTTGCAGAACTCGCACGGCCTCGGCCCGAGA